AATCGGAGGTAGTTGGATTATATTTGTACTTTACTGACGGAACAACCGAATTAGTAAACTTTACACATCCTGATTCACGTATTTCTGAAAAAACATTAGAATCAATAAAGTTTCATCCAAATTCACTTGTTCTAAATAAGAAAGGTATGTTATATCATGGTTTTGATAGCGGTATTGACCTAAACTCATATCTTCATTACTATATTCACGATCATGCAAATATACAAGAATTCTACACAAGCGTGATGGAGAATTTTTACTCTCGATATTACACTTCAAAGAAGTTGACCAAGATAATTCCACTATCAAAGTTGATTGAGTTTGCCGAGAATATCATTCTTTTTACTCTCCCATACTATAAACCGGAAAAGATTTCCAAAGAATGTATAGACTACTGTGAAGACTTTATAAATACATTCAAGTTTATAGAGTCGAATGAAATTCCTGTTGGTGACGAAATGAAGAAACAAAACTATATGTGGTACACCGCGACTTCTCGTCCAAGTAATTCATGGAACAACTTCAACTTCTCTGCTTTGAATAAAAATGATGGTACACGTAATAAGATTCATTCTAGATTTGAAAACGGGAAGATAGTTCAGTTTGACTATGATGCTTTTCACATCAAACTACTGGCAAAAATTCTTGATTATAAGTTTACCAAACATCCATACGAAGAAATAAAAGAAGAGTTGGGACTTGATATTCCGTATGATGAAGTAAAGTCGAGAGTATTCCAAAACATATATGGAACAATTACAGACCAATTCATACAACATCCGTTCTTCCAAAGAGTTCAGGCAATGATTGATGAGTTGTATCAAGAGTATGTTGATAAGGAATATACTGAATCATATTTTTACCATAAGAGATTCCGTGAAATAGAAAATGCAACACCAAATAAGGTGTTCAATTACTTTCTACAATCATTAGAGACTGAATACAATGTCCGTAAATTAAAAACGATTCTACCTCTATTACAGGACAAAAGAACGGTATTGTGTATGTATCTGTATGATGCGTTCATATTTGACGTTCCACCCGATGAAAGAGAATTGATACCACAACTAAAACGTGCATTTGAAACAGATGATATGACGACTAAATGCTCTATTGGTAGTGATTTTGGTAGTATAACTCCATATTTATAGTCATATACTATTATAGGAATATTCAAATGATAGACATTATAGAAGATATTGTAAATGAATGGTCAAAGAAGATACCATCGGGAATAATTGATTTAGAAAACGAATCGCATATGTATGAACTTTTAGAGGTTTTGAATCGCAAGATTGATAACCCGCAAATCGTAAAGGCAGTAATGGAAAATATTCGGGAACAAACGAGAGAGAGGTATTGAAGACACAATTAGTATGCACCTTTGTGAAAAAATATGAGATAGATGAAAAATTAGATGATATAAAAAATGAGTTCAGAGTTCTGAATAACAAAGTATTTCTTTTGAAATCACAAGACTTGGTAAATGAACTTATCCTATCTTACAACGTTCTTTTAGATTCACATAAAGACTTTTTACCAGGTTCAATTTTGGTTCATCGTAAAAAGGAAAGTAATACAATTTATACTATCAACGCACTCAATGAGTTGATTATGAATTTGAATAACGGAGTTCTCGATAAGACATACCCAATAGAGTGGGAAACTTACAGAGATACTATGATGTTGAAGAAGCCAGAAGGACTGAAGATAATCAAGATTGAATTGATACGAGTCTATTCAATATAAAAATCCAACCACCTTATATTTATGTTATATGGTGTTTTCTGTTTAGAGTATTATTATGAATGAAATTCAACTTATAAAAGAAACAAACGAAATTATAGAGTCAATCCGAAAAGAATTCGCTTCCATTCGTGAAGCCGAAGGATTTGAGGGTGTGTTCTCTGATATTAGTAAACAACTAAAAGATATTTCAATGTTGCCTAATAGCACAATTGATGTCTCCAAATACAAAGAACAGGAAATTGTTCAGACTCTAAAAAAACTTGGGTATGAATACAAGAAACCATATGGTAATAAACTTCACTTCTTCAACAAAAAAACAAGTATAAGTGTCTACCTTGATAAATCGAAGGGTATGATAACACCGATACCATAAGAGGAAATTATGAAACGTATAAACGAAGCAACATTACTTTCAACTGGAAACGCAACATCACTAATGGTATTTATTGATTTGGCTATGGTTGTTGAAAAACAACGTGGTATGTTGCCAATAGCCTTTCCAAAATTAGGAAATAAGGGAATCAATAAGATGTTGAGAGGGTTTGCCTCCAATGAAACTTATTCGGATAAAAAAGAACAACTCCTCGGTATTTCAGAAAGATTTTACAACAACGGTCCTATCAAGGCATTGTATAAAACACTCGCATTCCTCTCATCACAACCAACAAAACCAGAAGAATCTGATAAAAGAATTGGAGATGTAAACCGTGTTCTCTCTAAAATTGAAAGAATGATAAACGGTAAACTAACAGACGAAGAACGTGAAATGTTTTCCCAAATGGAAGATAGTCTTGATAATTTTAGTGACGGTCTGAACTCAAATCTAAATTCTTCATTGGAATCTTCAGTTGGTCAAGAAGAACCATCTCCAGAAGAGAAGCCAGAAGAAAAACCAAAGGAAGAACCGAAACCAGATGAGAAACCTAAAGAAACTCCAAAGCCGGAAGAAAAACCAAAGGAAGAACCGAAACCAGATGAGAAACCTAAAGAAACTCCAAAGCCGGAAGAAAAACCAAAAGAAAAGACGGAAGAACAATTCAGAAGTCTAATAAAAAGACTTGTTCGGGAATCTTTAAAAGAATTTCAAAAATAATTTTGGAAATCTGTAACTTTTTTCGTAGATTAGGATTCCTGTAAAAACAATTCTATCAAAGGAGATAATATGAAGACAACACTACTTTCACTCATCACAGTTCTTGGACTTATGTCAATCGTCGGTTGCTCAAATACAGAAACAGGTCCAACAGAGCCAGATGCGATTTATACAACGATGGTTGCTAATCCAGATGGAACCGTATCAGAACAAGTGGCGGAAAGACCAAAGCCAGATAACGGTAAGAAGGTTACACCAAGTCCATTTGCTGACCTACTTCGTCTTTTAAATCTCACACCAGAACAAAAACCACTCGTAGAAAGATTACTTGTACAACACAAACAATGTACACAATCTTGTATCGAAACACTCAAGACAGCTGAACGTGAAATTCTTATGAACGCAAGAATAGAAGAGAAGAAAATCAAGGACGCAGTAAAGGCCGGTACAATCACAAAAGAAGTCGCAAGACGTGAATTGGCTCAACTCAAGAAATCAACACAAGAAAGACTAAAAGCACTTCCAAGAGAAAAGGTTCGTGAATGTCTACAAGGGTGTGATACACAATTCCTAAACTCACTCAAAGAAATTCTTACACCTGAACAGAAGATTATACTTGAAAAGTGGATTGCCTCTCGTCAAAAGAGAGGAACCACAGACGATAAGAATCCAAAGGGTCGGGGTTAATTCCCTGACCCTTTTGGGTTTTTATCAACACCTATTGACTATTGACATTTAATTTCGTATATTAGTATTACAAACTAACAATTGACCTGATAACAGTTATCAGTTCACAATTATCATTTAACTTTTAGGAGTACCTATATGGCAATCAATCTTGATGCTATCCGCAACCGTTTGAACAATCTGAAGAATGCGAACAACCGCACTTCAAATATTTGGAAGCCAGAACCAGGCGAACACCAAATCCGAATTGTTCCTTATGCACACAACCGAGAAAATCCTTTCATCGAGTTGTTCTTCCACTACAATCTTATTAAGAAGTCCGTAGTTTCACCACAGTCATTTGGTCGTCCTGACCCAATCGTTGAGTTTGCAGAGAAGTTGAAGCAAACAGGTTCAAAGGAAGATTGGTTGATGGGCCGTAAGTTGGAACCAAAGATGCGAACATATGTTCCTGTTATCGTTCGTGGTCAAGAAAATGAAGGTGTAAAGTTTTGGGGATTCGGTAAGCAACTTTACCAAGAAATCCTTTCCTTTATTGCAGACCCTGACTATGGTGATATTACAGACCTGAAGGAAGGTCGTGATGTTGTAGTAACTGTAAAGTCGGCAGAAGAAGCCGGTAAGAACTTTGCAGAAACAACAATCCGTATCAAGCCAAAGCAAACACCGGCAACAGACAATCCTGACGTTATCGAGAAGATTAAGGAACAACCTTCAATCACAGAACTTTATCCAGAACCAACA